TCTGTGAGATATTGGGTGTTGAACCGGAAAGCTTGTCACAAAGACTGAAGAAAAAAATGCGACAATCCTGCGATTTACACAGGTAACAGATTGTGGTATTCTTAAAATGAAGAAGCCGTCCGCGAGGGCGGCTTTTGTTGTGGGTGATGCACACATGGAAACAAATGTCGTAATACTTGGCGATTGCCTCGATGTTTTACGTGAATTGCCAGACAACAGCATAGACAGCGTAGTGACTGACCCGCCTTATGGTCTATCAAAAGAGCCGGACATCGTGGAAGTGTTGACGAAATGGATGGCTGGCGAAGACTACACTCACCGGGGTGGCGGTTTCATGGGCAAGACGTGGGATTCATTCGTGCCGGGACCATCCATTTGGCGAGAAGTGTATCGTGTTTTGAAGCCCGGCGGCCATGCGCTTGTATTCGCTGGGACACGGACGCAGGACTTGATGACGATTAGTTTGAGGTTGGCAGGGTTTGAAGTGCGGGATGTAATCGCTTGGCTTTATTTTGGCGGATTTCCGAAAAGTATGGATGTAAGCAAGGCGTTTGATAAGCGGGCGGGTGCAGAGCGGGGAAAAATCAGACATAAAGCCCGTCCGGGTACAAGTGGAACGTTTTGTGGTCATATGGATTCCCGGCCGTGGATTGAAGAGAGCCGAAAAAAAGGTTATCACGAAGTAGATGGACCGGAACCCGTAACCGACCTCGCCAAGAAATGGGACGGTTGGGGAACCGCGCTCAAACCAGCACATGAGCCGATTATCGTCGCGAGAAAACCGCTTATCGGAACGGTGGCGGAGAACGTAGAGCGGTGGGGGACGGGGGCGATCAATATTGATGGGTGTAGGATACCTACAGAAGATAATTTAAACGGAGGCGCTTACGCTAAGAATTCGCAGAAAGATGTATCTATGGCGACTTCGTACGGCTTAGGAGTTACGGGAAAAGAATTCTCGCAACCGGAAGGCCGCTTCCCCGCCAACATCGTTACCACTGAATCAGACGCTTTCTGGTCAAAATATTGCGATGTGACCGCGAAAACAGGCAACGTTACACCCAAACACCTATCGAAAAAGGCGTCGAAAAAGGATCGAAATAGTGATTGGAAAGGCGGGTTAATAAGTGGAGAACCAAAACAAGTTAGGCGATTAAGCGGTGGTGAATATAAGCATAATAGCGGTAGCCTAAATAGCAGCAAAAACGGAGCAGTATCAGTTAATTATCATCCAACGGTTAAGCCCATTGATTTGATGGCGTGGCTCATACGTCTTATAACGCCGCCTGGTGGAATCGTAATTGATCCGTTTGTAGGCAGCGGATCGACGCTTGTGGCGGCAAAGCGTGAGGGGTTCCAATACATCGGCATTGAGCGAGATGCGGAATACGTGGAAATAGCCAAGGCGCGAGTTGGATAAAAATTAGGCAGCAGCCGTCCGGCAGGGCGGCTTTTGGTTTGTAGGATGCCGGAAACGGAGGGTAGTACACACCATCGCGAGGCAGGGGCGGGTCTGGTGTGAATAGGAGGTTAAATCATGGAAATAAGAAAAATACCGATAGAGAAGCTTAATCCGGCAGCATACAATCCGAGAAAAGACCTGCAGCCGGGCGATCCGGAGTATGAAAAGCTCAAGCGGTCAATGCAGGAGTTCGGATATGTGGAACCTATCGTCTGGAACAAGCGCACCGGGAATATCGTCGGCGGTCACCAGCGGTATAAGGTGCTTCTTGACATGGGTATGTCGGAAGTAGATTGTGTGGTTGTAGATCTGGACGAAACAAAGGAAAAGGCGCTGAATCTGGCATTAAATAAAATTCAGGGCGATTGGGACGAGAACAAACTGGCTGAACTGATGGCTGAGTTGGACGCAAGTGCATTTGATGTTTCGCTTACAGGGTTTGACGCTCCTGAAATAGACGAACTGCTTAACCAATGGTACTCCAAAGAGGCGGTACAAGGAGGATGTGCAAAAACTTACTGATGTCGTAGAGGACTTGGAGATGTTTTGGGATTCGGATGGAGAGTTAACGGAGACAGATTGGGTAGCTGCAATGCTTGCTGCAATAGAAAATGCCGGCGGCGAGGTTGCTGAACTGTAACAAATAAATCACGATGTAGCGATTAAGGCCAAACGGCCTTTTTTGCCTTGAAAAGGCGGTGATAGCGGAATGAGGCGGGTATTTATATCTCACCCCTACAAAGACGACCCGAAGGGGAACAAAAAGCGGGTAGACGCTATCTGCAGAGAATTAGCGGAAAAGGATGATATTCTCCCAATAAGCCCCCTACATTTATTTAGTTTTATGGAGAATGACGATAATAGAGAAGAAATACTCCAGGTATGTTTCAGGCTAATAGATATATGCGATGAGGTTTGGATATATGGGGACAGCGAAGGTTGCGAGAAGGAAAGGGATTATGCCCTTTCCATAGGGAAAAAGGTTTTAATCAAGGGGTTTTGTTTTGTACATGAAGGGATATTGTGGGAAGGTGGTAGCTAATTGTTAGAAATAAACAAGATTTACAATATGGATTGCTTGGAAGGAATGAAACTGTTGCCTAACGAGTGTATCGATTTAACAGTAACATCTCCACCATATGATAATTTGAGAGATTATAATAATGAAGTGACCTGGAATTTTGAAAAGTTTAAAGAAATTGCTAAAGAACTGTTTAGAATAACAAAACCAGGTGGTGTAGTGGTATGGGTTGTTGGTGATGCAACTATTAATGGAAGCGAAACAGGAACAAGTTTCCGACAGGCATTATATTTCAAGGAGATAGGCTTTAATCTACATGATACGATGATATATCACAAGATAAATCCGATACCGATAAAACAAAATAGATATTATCCTTGTTTTGAATATATGTTTATTTTAAGTAAAGGTAAACCTAAAACATTTAATCCAATAATGAGAAAATCATTATCAGCAGGAACAAAAGTAAGAGCGAAACAAAGAACTGGAATTGGTAATAATTTTAAAGAACCAACTGGGAAAAATCCCACCAAAGAATATTCAATGGAATATAATCTATGGTCTTACAAAGTAGGTTATATTGGACAAAGTGCAACTGATAAAATAGCATATAAACACCCTGCAATATTTCCAGAACAATTAGCAAACGATCATATAATAAGCTGGAGTAATGAGGGGGATTTGGTATTAGACCCATTTATTGGAAGTGGAACTACAGCAAAAATGGCAGTTTTGAACGATAGGAAGTATATAGGATTTGAAATATCAAAAGAATATTTTGATATTGCTTGTCAAAGATTGGATGATGTTGAATATCCAAATGGCAGAAAAGAAGCGCTGGCGCCAGGGCATTGCGGGGCGGGAGAGGGATGAATTTTTATAAGACAGCTAAATGGGAAAGTAAACGTGAAAATGTTCTGCGCCGGGATGAATATCTGTGCCGGGAGTGCCGACGATATGGGAAGTCCACGCCAGCTACAACGGTGCACCACATTGTGTGTTTCAGGCTAATAGATATATGCGATGAGGCTTGGATATATGGGGACAGCGAAGGGTGCAGGAAAGAAAGGGAATATGCTCTTTCCCGAGGGAAAAAGGTTTTCAAATAGCGTGGTGATTAAAATGGCGAGGCCTAGCAAATTAACTCCTGAGGTTACAAAGAGATTAACAGAGGCGATCAGAACCGTATAATTGCTGAAAAGCGTATATCTCAAATGAAACGTGCAATCAAGCGAGTTGAAAGAATAGGTTAACAAGCGCCTTCGGGCTCTTTTTTCATGCAAAAAAAATAGTGAGGTGGTGTAAATTAGAAAAGAATTACTTGAAGTAATTAAACAAGGTAACGTTAGAAAGTTTTATAAATCTCGGGAGTGGCGTAAGAAGCGAAGGTATATTCTCTGGCGAGATAATTATGAGTGCCAGAAGTGCAAGAATGAAGGGAAATATCACAAAGCAGAAACAGTGCATCATATCAAACATCTAAGAGAATTTCCGGAGTTGGCATTAGTCGACTCTAATCTCATTAGTCTGTGTTGCAACTGCCACAACGAGGAACATCCAGAGAAGTTAAAAACTGTTGAAGTGAACAG